TTTGTTGTGCTACCTGTCGCGTTAACTATAAATTGATGGTTAGAGCCACCTGTATGATATGAATTATGGCGAGAGTATCCTTGACCTGTATCAACTAAAAAGTCTGTGTTGAATCCTTGAACAGAACTTGCACCGAACGCAGAGCTGTTGCTATTAATCAATACTGGGCCGGAGGTAATATTGTCTGCTGTCACTCCGCTCGCGAAAGTGGCGCTTTTGTCCGATAGATTGAGGGACAGGATGTCGTTTGAGGAAGTGGGTGAATTAGTTTTACCAAAGAACAGACCATTCGCGTTATTGACTATGTACGCATCTAAGTCTGTGCCTGCTGTGTCGACGAAATACAATCGCGGGAAATCACCGCTTATTGTCACTGTGCCTGTCAAACTAGGGCTTGCAAGCGGGGCTTTAGTGGCAATGGAGTTTGTTATAGTAGTAGAAAAGTTAGCGTCGTCCCCGATTGCTGCGGCTAGTTCATTAAGGGTGTCCAACGCTCCAGGGGCGGAGTCGATCGTAGCGTCAATGGCTGCTTTTACAAAGGCAGTAGTAGCGATCCTTGTGGTGTTATTACCTGCAGATTGCGTAGTCGTAGTCGGATTACCACCTAGATTGATGTCATCCGCTATTACGTTACTGGTTACCTTAGTATTTGCCACTATGCCTCCTCCAACGCTTCTATCCTAGTTTTAAGCGCATCGTTTTCTTCTTTTAGTTCTTTTATTGCGCCTACTAATCTAGTTATCATTTCGTTGGCAGTATAAGAAACGGTCTGATACTTAGGATCACCTACTTTAACGTAGCTAGCTCCATCATCTATATCTTGTTGTGTATACAACGCATCTTTTTCTACATCGACTAGATTAGGCATTTTTTCTTGTATTTCATGGGCTATAAACCCTACAAAATCTCGCGTTGGTTTACCGAAACCCGCTTTGTATTTATACAGCCTGGGTCGCAACGAAGTGATAACGTCTAACGAGCCTGTCAAATCACGTATTTGTTTTTTCTTTCTATAGTCTGAGTTGTTATGAAAACTTAAACCTGACGAATCTCCTTTTACTGTTCCTTCTGCAGTTGAATTTGTTCTGTATTGCAATAATGCTACTGTGCCGCTGGCAGTTTTATTATTAACAAGAATAATTTCTGCACCAAAACTGTTATAGTTTGTATCAATAAAAAGACGACCAGTGCCGCCATAAAATTGTAATCCATCAGTGCTATTATAACTGTGGTCACCTACTTTAAGATTATTATCATAAAGAGCCATACCATAAGTTCTAGAGCTAGAACTAGTAATAACGTTTGTATACCATGTGTATGATCCATACTCATAGAATTCCATATAGTTTGTATTACCAGTTACAGTACCATTTGCACTTTGAGAGCCTCTCATGATAATTCTATGATTAGCATCAGCGCCTTCTAGTATCAAAGTACCTGCTGCCCTAACAGTTGCAGCTGCGCTATTGGTTGCAGACTGGCCAACTCTTAATACATTGTTAGCATCTATTTGTAGTCTTGCTGTTCCATTTAACTCCCATATATGTACTCCAGGAGTGTTGTACATGAGATTAGAGCCAGCGGCTCTTATCCAATTAGATGTATTATTGGTGGGTGTTCCGGTGCTACCAAATACCATTCGTACATCTGATGCACCTCTTAATTCTGCATACCCATTAGAGCGATTTATTTTAAAAGTTTCTGAATAAGAAATTGTGTCGCCAGCAGAAGATCCAGTAGTAGCTTGTCTTAGTGTAAAGTCTCCAGAAGCTGCAAAACTCAATATAGCAGATCCAGCTCCTCCTTCTTGATACTTCCAGTTGCCCGAATTGTAGTACATATTGTACCCAACATATGCACCACTTGTACCAACGCCAATAAGATTGCCACCATTTACACTTAACATCTCTCCTAGACCGCTATGTGCGGGGGGAACAACCCCTATACCAACCCCGTCATTTTGTATTACCAAATCATCGCTCATTGTGGAACCACCCGATATGAGTATTCCTTGAGCGTCATTAGCTCTAATTCTTCCTATAGTGCTTCCATTACCTTTGAATAATATTGCTGGTACTTGACTTCCTGATGAAGTATCTAAATCTTCAATAACAAGCTCACAATCTGCATCGCCGTTATCAGAATTTCCCTCAATGTGTAATTTGGCATCTACATTCGCGGTGCCAATGCCAATCTTGCCATTCGTGTCAATATGAAAGCGGTTTGCGTTAGATGCGTCTTTATCTATGATTGAAAAAGCACTTGCATTTGTTGACTGTAATCTAAAGTTCTTGCCGTTGCTGCAAACAAAATCGAGTTCAGCAGATGAAGCATTAACTAGTCTTAAATTATTTGCAGAAGTACTGGTATCTCCTATTGAAACTCTTCCGTTAGAAGAGATGGCTAGATGAGTATTTTGACCTCCCCCTCCTAAAAGTAGTGATTGTCCAGAGTTTGAATAAACTCTTCCACCTGATCCCGTTCCCTGTACAGTTACTCCTCCAGCTCCTGTTTCAAGAACTGTAATTGTTGGATTAGCGGCTGTTTGTAGTGTTAGATTACCAGTCATAGTGCCACCAGAAAGGTTTAACTTAGTGGCTATCGCGTTGTTAACAGTGGTTGTAAACGACGGGTCATCATTAAGAGCAGCTGCGATCTCATCAAGAGTATCTAATGTGCCTGGGGCAGAGTTTATAAGATTATTTATTGCAGTCGTAACAAAAGCCGTGGTCGCAATACGTGTAGTATTGTTACCTGCGGACTGAGTTGTAGTGGTTGGGTTACCCGCTAGGGCTACGTCATCTACTATTAACTCACTTTGTACTTTTGTTGTTGCCATTATTCAATTTTCTCCAACGAGCCATCCCACGGATCTGGCATCGGGTCTTGATTTGACCACGCACGCACTGCGTCAATAAATGTAGTCATAGTTGTAAGAGCAGAGCCACCCTCCCTTGTTATGTTACTTTGTTTCCAAAGCGGATAACTTTTGAGGATATGCTGCTCTGCAAACCAGTTTATATCCACTTGTTCCCAAGTGACTGTAATCGTGTCTTTAACAAGTATTGGTTCGCCTGTAGGAAATCCGTTCTCATCAAACTCATACACATTTTTAAGCTCTTCAAATTCTTGTCGTGTTGGGTACCTACCAACCGCTGGGCGCTGTAAAATCATTTCATCATCTTTTATCCACATACATGCCCCCCTAACGATCAGTCGCGGAACTGGTACCAGTTCTACCGTGTATAATTAACTGACCACCAGTAACCGTAAGTCTGCTTTTACTAGATGCTCCACCGCCATGATTTATTAATCGTAAAAATCTACCCCCTGAATAGCTATTTCCTTGAAAATTGCCCAGACAAAAAATCTGACTGTAAAGCCTACCGCCGTAATTTTGCCCAGATATTTTTATATTTTGATTTGCACTACTATGCTCGAAAATAGTTCTAGCTTGAGTGTAATTAACAGTCGCGCCTGAGTATTGATACTGGTGGTGTGCTCCATATTGTTGTGTCAACAATGCGATATGCGCATAATTTGTTCCAACTCCTGGGTGCGGCCCATCGCCAACGTGAATATCCATATAAAGAGACATCATAGTACCGTAGTCATTTAGAGGCGTGCCATTGCTTGGGCTAGCACCAGTCCCTCTTCTACCGCTATTTGTATCATAAGTATAATTATACCAAGCGCCTGGAGTCGGTGGCATTTCTATCATTTCAAAGTCATAGCTCCATCCAGAACCACCAACGTTATTATGGTATGACGAATCTGCATAATCTGCAGCTGCACTAAATGTTTTACTAGAAGCAGTAGAGTCGTCGGTATATCTTGGCGCAATTTCAACTATATTATCCCACGACACGGGGTTACCGCTGGTGTCACACAGCTGAGACACTAAATTAAAATCTCTAAATTCTTTATTAGTGCTTGATTTAATCGCCATTAGTCTATTTCCTCCAAGGCAAACTTATACTTTTTGCCTGACTTATTGTTTATTATATATAAATTTTCGTCTCCTTCCTGAATTGTCCAGTTACCACTAGTGCCATCCACGTCATTCTTAGAGCCTTCGTTACTTAAATGTAAGTCCGTGGTGTATAAGTTGCGCCATCTACTAGAGCTAGTACCGAGATCGTAAGTGTTATCAGCTCCAGGATTTACATTAGCTGATACACTTAGCTGTGTTGTGCTTAAAAATGCTTTCTGTAGACCGCCTGCTACAAATCCAAGATTATCTGAGGCTGGTCGATACACTCCGGTATTTGGATCATTAACAAATGCAAATGTGGGTAGGGCTGCCGTTCCGTTCGCGCCTTTAAGTTGACCTCCAGAAGTAATAGCAAGCACAGTGGTATCCATAGAACTGGAGATTCCTGTTCTGAATATGAAGCCCTGACCTACTGTATTATGGTCAATGTAAGCATCACCACTAGATTTGAATCTTATGTTGTTTTCTGAAAAGTGACTATTATTGTTGCCGACATTTACTTGCGTACTAAAGTCACCTGTGCCGGCAACATTTAAATTTCCAGTAACATCTAATGGACTAGTTAGAATCATTTTTGATCCATCGTAGTCAAATCGCGCACCATAGTCGCTAGTATCACCATCAGTGGCATGGAAATCTAGATAACGGCCTATTTCTAAAACGCCATTTGAAGCCACCTCTGGAAGAACACCCCACCGGTTGCCACTTACGCTCTGAGTTGTAGTAATACCGTTTAAAGTGCCTATATTCGTAAGATTTCTTGAGGAATCAATTACCACAGTGCCATTCATACTTAGACTAGCACTAGCACCAACTATAAGATTCATCCCTGTAGAGGTTGAAAGGCCTCCTGCCGCAGTTTCGGCAACTGGTGAGTCATCATAATAAAGGACCACCGCTCCATCATCATTACATATAATTGAATGCTCACCACTCTTAGCTTGTATTATGATGTTGTTGTTATCGTCATCATCTACATTATTTCTTATAAATAGAGCACCTTTATTATTATCTATATAAGAGTGGGTGCCATTATGATAAACCTCTAAATCCCCGCCTGTACCAACTTTAAGTTTAGCGTTATCTGGTAAACTGAGATGACTAGATACCTTGGCTTCACCAACAATATCTACAGGTACGCTAGGAGTTGCAGTACCCAGACCCACTCGAGAATTTGCGTGATCGACTACAAAAGTAGGCGAGTCAAAAGCTACGTTGTTAGAACCTACAGTTAGAGACCCAGGGAGTGTAATGTTGCCCGTAAGTTTGGCACTGGTAACTGTGCCATCGCTTGGTGTGCCTATGTTTACAGGGTTTATGGTGTATACCGTTACAGTACGCCCTACAACTACGCCGGTATCGAACGTAAGTATGTTTGAACTTAGACTGTAAGAACTTTGGTTTTGAAACACCCCGTCTATGAAAGCGAGTACGTTAGTCTCTCCGCCAGGAGAGTCAGAAAGGGTGAACGCAGTTTGGTTGCTGGTGGCTGTAAATGTATCGACAGTAAGATTAGAGCTTTGGAGGTTTATTAAGTTGTCAACTATGACCTCTATCTTAGTGCCGTTTGTTGGGGCTGCGTCAAAAGTAAGAGTGGATCCACTAAAACTAAACGTGTCATGGTGCTGCATGACACCATCTAAGAACACCATAGCGTTAGCTTCTACACCAGGATCTACACCAATATCGTAGTCGGTTGCACTAGATGCTGCAGTAGCGTTATAAACAGTTTGATTAGCAGACTTAGCTGCAATGTTTTCTTGTATAGAAGTAACAAAACCCGCGGTAACACGGCCCTCGGCTGCGTCACCCGAACTAAAAGCACGAGCTGTAGTGCTTTCTTGTGCTCTAACAACAGTTAAAGTGTTGCTACTTCTAGCAGTACACTTTACTATCTCATTGTTACTGCCATCATCAAGAGTAACGAGAAAGAACTCTCCCGCACCGGGATCAGGGAATACGGAGCCATCCACCACGCTGAGTGATGTAGCGCTGTTGCTGACACTAGAGGACAGCGTAGTCTTGGCATTGTTCTTATAAACAATTCCCATAGCTCAGTCTCCTTAAAAAAACTTTATGAAACTGTAACTGTCCAGGTAATTGTCATTGAATCCGCACTCCCTTTGTTTACTACAGAAAATACTGTTCTACATAGCATAGTTCCGCCAGAAGAAGCATTTAACAAAGCTGCTTCTGTGACTGCGCCTGTACCAGTTCCTGCAGCAAAAGTTGCGACATAAGTAACTACCGCTCCAGATACGTTAGTACTAGTAAGAGAAACTCTACCTAGTTCTGTACCTAATGCGGTTTGCGAAGCTGCAGCTGCTGTAGTACCACTACCGATAGCCATGTGCGACATAGCTGTGGCTGTAGCATCTTTCATTCTAGAAGCTACGTAACCTTTACCTGCCGTTACGACTAAGTTATCTACCTCTTGAACTGTTTTTCCATTTAGGGCAATTGCTAATTTACCCTTTAATTTCAAATCATCGTTTATCATTGGACCTCCTAATTTAAAACGCTTTCATTTAACACCATCGAATTCAACAGACTTGCACCACCCGGCAAGAATTGAATACTGATCGACTCAATAATTGTAGCACTATCTGATAGAATTTTGGTAAAACTATCCGTTAATACTTCCGTTACACTAAAGGTATCCGATTTAGTAGGCGCTATCAAACTGCTAAGTTGCTCTGATATAGACGTAGTATCCTGTTGTAGGTCAGCAGCAGCTAGATTGTTAAGTTCTTGCATAAGTATCTGATCTGACAACACATTTTGCCCTGCAATAGCAAGGCTTTCGGTTACAGTTAGTGAATCTGCTGGGGCCAACGAAGTGCTTAAAACAGGGGAATCAGTAGCCCCAAAGCTGTCAGCCTGTGGTATGGACATGCCTAAAGCAGCTGCTTCTTGGAGTCCATAAGAATCTGCTAGTCCAGGCAAAATAAAGTCAAAAGTAGGTGTATCTGATACCGATACAATATTGCTTTTGTTTAATCCTGACTCAGTAGCTAGGTTGTCTGATGCGCTTGCTAAGTCGTCTAACGCGTACGCATCAGTAAAAGTTCGTAAGTAAGTTACAGTTCTATCTAAAGATTCTGTTATAGACATGGCTGCGATAGCGCCAGAGCCTGCAGTTATGCCGGCTTGGCCCCCCATGCCGGAGTGAATACTACAGTAGTAATGCAGCGTACTAGGCGTAGATCCTGTTACTTGTATTTCAGTGTACGCACCTGACGTACCTGGGGTGCCGTTTGTAGTGACGTTGGTTGTATATTCACTACCGCTGTTATGAGTACCATTAGAAGTAGTAGAAAACCTAAACGGGTGACCAGAATTAGAAGAATCTGACTGATCAAAGGTATAAGTAATACCTGTTTCTAAAGCTAAAGTAGGGCTTACAACCCCGTCTATGTAGTATTTATTACCAGAACCAAAACTATTAGAGCCAGATGCAACCGTCACCGTAAAGGTTTTGCTTGTTACAGTACCCTCTGCAAGTGCTTTGCCTACTAGCTTTGCGTCAGTTTCGGAGATACTAGTAGTATCTGTTTTTGCTAAAGAACTTAGTAGAGCTACCGCTTCAGATATACTAGGGGTATCTGTTTTGCCTAACTCAGTGTCTACGGATGCAACTGCATCAGACACGATTGGAGTATCTGTTTTGGCTAAGCTAGATAAAAATGCAGTAGTCTCAGAGATTGTAGTGCTGTCAGTTTTAGCTAGATCAGTCAACAACGCCGCTGCCTCTGACACAACAGGTGTATCCGCTAGGGGTTTGCTTACATCTAACGCGGGGGAATCTATGAATGCGTATGAATCTGTAAACCCACGAACATAAGACACAACTCTACTGAATTGTTCTGTTACTGTTGCTGTATCAGAGGCTGCTTTGTCTAGAGCTTTAGCGGCTAACTCTTCAATGCTAGTAGAGTCAGCAAGTACTTTAGCAACTTCTTTTGAGGATATTACCGCCTGAACACCGAAACTAAGGGCGTTAGGACTATCAAATTGGGCTGTGAAATAAAGGTTTTTAGTGTCAGGGTCTAAAAATACGTCTGCGAAAGACATAAGTGTGTACGCGGACACAGCTTCTGCATGTTGGAATGTAACGGTAGACTGGGCATGAACAAAGGTCGTAGTTGGTTCGGTAGCATCTGTTTGTACTACTAACGCTAACTTATTAAAGTCTACGGTTAACTTAAATGCCATTAGTCGAAATCGTCACGCACTACAAACTTCACTAAATCGTGTACAGTTTGTATGCCTCCATTAGACTTGGTGAACTCAACTTCCCCCTCGAATGTACCGGATTTAGTCCAGGTACCACTTGGGAAGATAGTCTTACACTCTCCTGAAGAAGGAGTAGTAAGCGTCATGGTTATAGTTGAGAGCACTGTAGTTTCTCCGACTTCTCGGATTCTAAGTTTTACAGTACCACCGGTTACGTCTATGGGTGCCCACGTGTTCGAATCCTCTGGATCTAATGTCTGTCCAGAAGCAGCGGTGTTGCTGTCTTTTAGCGTAAAGTTAAGCTCAGGGAGCGTATCTCCTACTACTAATTTTATTGTTGATGCATAAGCCATAATTATTACCTCAAAATATTATATCCTAAAAAGAAGCATAGAACGGTATATACTTCTTCGCTCGGAAGTCTCCTTTAAATATATCTTCTAGTCTCTCAGCAGTGGGTCCTAGAGGAGACACCCAGAACTCATCACCATAGTTACCTGCTTCAATCATGGGTAATAACAAACCATACGGCCCTAAAACACCCGATCTATCAATTATTTCGTAGCTGTACTCCCCATAATCCATTGTATTAGTACGTAGTTTCTTCTCATCAAACCCGGAGAATAAGTACTTCAACAGTTCTCTAAGCTCTAAACCAAGCATAGCAGCAGGCAGTAAAGTTATTGCACCTATAACTAAAGGTACAGAAGCAGCACTCAAGTCACCTGTTTCAGCGTACTTATTGTTAACTTCACGCATTGCACCTCCGATGATATTCTTACCGTATGCGTAGAAGAATGACTTAAGCTGCCATATCAGAGCAGTATAGGGGTTAGAAGCCCAAACAGGTCTTTCTGCAGCATTAGGTCTAATAATAGACTCATCTACAAATCGACCTAACGCATCTTGTACTTTCTTACCTTGTGGAGTGTTGAAGTTACGTCTTGTGCCTTGCTTACCTGTCTTACGTTCTTTTGTAGCCCAAGTAAGTACGTCGTCTGCTTCTACATTCAACTCATTCAAATATCGTATAGATGTAGCATCTCCATTCTTTGCACGCCCTGCATGATGTAACAAGAACTGCTCACCCATACCCAGTGCAAAAGTACGCGTAAACTTAGTGAACATTTCGGTACCTGTAACTTTAAAAAACCCATCAGTTAAAAACTTAGAGGTTTCTGTCATAAAGTTAAGTTCGTTAGCGTTAATGTACATAGTCGCCAGGGAGTCAAATGTAGTGACACCCACATCTCTAGCAAACTGTTGCATCTCAGCTTTGTTGTTAAAGTAGTGTTGAAGCTGGTTAAAACCTACACCAAGAGAGCTAAACTCTTTAGACCTTAGTATTGGCCCTGCTAAATCAGGTAACGATGCTAGTACGGCAAAAGTAAGATAGGTTGTTACGTTTAAGAACAAGCCCCAGCTGTTAAGGTTTCTTTGCCACGGCTTCATGCCCAGACCTGTTTTACCCAGCATAGCTTTTACTGCATCTCTAGCACCTTGCTGGTCGGTAGGATCATCTATACGCTGCAATAAGGTTTCTACAGCTCGCCACCCGGTTACTTCGTCGCCTGCTTTGATACCCTCAAAACCTTTTATATTTTTAAGCTTTGCAAGATCAGCGTTACGTACAGTGGTTCGGGCTTTATTATTGTAGTCAGTACGCTTAACCATGTCCTCTACGTACTTACGTATAGCCTGATCTGGGGATATTAAGACGCCTACATCGCCCTCTGGGTTAATGTTTCCTTGAGCATCTACCCCCCTACGTAAAGCTTCGTTAGGTATTGCAGTGAAAAGTTCTGCCCTTTCTACGCCCATTCCTATAGCTAAATCTGAACCAGACTCATCGACGTTAAGATCACTACTCTCTTCGCCTCTAATAATCTCTTCAATAACTTTGTTTATTAAGTCGTCAGATATTTGTGGGTTGTATGCTTTAAGTACCTTAGCTAACTCCCCCCGAGCATTCGGGTTGTTTTCAATCGAAGATAGATCTAACTGTCTACTAAAGAAGTTTTTACGTTTTTTAATCTTAGGGTTATTAGGAGATACATAAGTTTCGTAGAAGTTGTCTAGCCATTTTCTGATCTCTTGTGCTTTAGGTGGCAAGTCTTCGGTGTTTATACTTTCTTGCTCTGCTTGCAACAGTAACTCATTGAATTGCTGTATCTCTGCTTTTGAAGGTTCTCCTGCTTTTTGTGGGTCAATCAGGTCGTACAAACTATTTAAGTACTGGTTAATCACCAGAATTCTGTAATTAAGGTGTCCGGTCTTATCTGTTGACTGCGACCTAGAGTAAAAGATATTAGCTAGCTCTTCGCCCCCTACTTTGGTCAAGTAGTTGTGGGCAGGAGCTATTAACCACTTGACCCCCCAGTGCTTCATGTTTTGGGGTACGTTGTTATCTATACCTGCCAGTATCTTCTTAGCTTCTGTATTAATACGCCTGGCGTTCTTTTCACCAATAGTTTGTTTAGCGAAATTAGTAACAGAGTCCGTCATATCTCTGATACGTACTTTGGTAGTTGTTTGTAGCGGCTGTTCTTCAGGAGTTCTACCTTCTTTATAGGACTGAACTACCTGCTGAGCATAGTTATTAAACTCGGGGTTAATCCCTTTGCCAAACCTTTCTTGGATAGTTTTATGTAAGTCATTGAAGAACTTACGTATCTTATTAGCTAGTCTCTTAAAGTATGCCTCAGACCCGTTGCCTGGCTTTTTGCCCTCATTGATAAGAAACAACGCCATCTGATCGGCATACCACTCCTCGAAACCATAATCACCTGTATAGGGTTCACCTATTCTGTCTTGAGCCTTTTCAAACTCTTTGTTAAGGACTTTCCACAGATTAGGGCTATTTACGAGTTTGTTAATTTCTTGCACAAACAACGAATGCCCTAGCTCATGTCCTACGGCTAACACGCCAGTGTAGAGGTCTTGTGGGGTTGCTCTACCTCTAGTAGTCGGTATGTTGAGAATAATTACATCAGTGTCACCAAAAGTAACAATCTTCCCACGCCTACCACTGTTCTTCATCTGCTGCTGTTTAGCACGGATAAAGTTGTTGGGGTTTATACGATTACCAGAGTCGTCTAGGTAGGTAGTGTCTTGATTAAAAGTAAAAGTAGCAGTGTCATCGGCTGTAATTATTTTTACTTTTCTATTGAAGCCAAAATTCTTTTCTACAATATTTTTTAGGTTACGTAGAAGATTATCTGTGCCATCACTAAACACATCAGCTGCGGCTTGTGAGTAGGATACTCCCTTGTTAATTGCAGTGGGGCCTCTAGCAGCTTGAGAATAGTTAGGGTCATTTAGCGACCTTCTACTATCATACCAACCCTCGCCCTCTTCTAGATCTAAACGGGTAGGAATTACTCGCTCTGTAGATGGGCCAGCAGTCTCTAAAGGCTGTTCCATCATAACCTGCTGTTCTCCACGGGGGTCAGCAGTTTCGGTATCTCGGTCTATAGCACCAGACCTAACAGCCTCAGTGTCAATACCTTCTTGAAACGCTATGTTTTCTACAGTATCTAAATACTCAGGTGACTGCTTAACAATTTCATCAGTTTGATTGTCGAGCCTGCTAAACCTGTCCTTAGCTTCACTTACTAAATCAGCCTCAGTAAAATTGCCTTGTTCTACTATTTTAGCTTCTATGTCCGCAGCAGATTCTTGTCTAGGAGCTGACCTAGGTAAATTATTTAGCTGACGTAAAGTTAGCTGTCTGCCTCCTTGTACAAATACAGGGGCTGTGGATAAGATTTGTTCGTTAACTGGCACACCTTGAAATAATAGCTGACTCCCCTCGTTGTTAAGGGCATCTAGCAAACCACCAAAGCCACTAGCTATCTGTTGCCCAAACGACAAATCAGAGTCGGATTGCTCAGATAATGTTCTGCCTGCAACCATTAGATCTTGTATATTTACATCAGAAGTAGTGCCGTCTTGTTCTCGTAACTGCCACCCATCGATCTTAAAACCCTTAAATGCGGTTTGCTTAGATTTAGTTTTTGCTTTCTGTAGTATGTCAGCAGCATCAAGCGGCCTGCCTTCTGCAGTTCCAGACTTACCAATAGCATAAAACCCAGGCTGGACTGCATCAGATAAAAATACATCGCCTGGACCTTCTACCTCACGTAGGTACGCTTTTATAACTCCATCAGAAAGAGTATCAATTCTTCTAGAACCATCTGGCCCAGGAGTATTCCAGTATGTTTGTTCTTCGGTCGTTAACGTATCTAAGTAAGCTTGTTTGTTTTCTTCTGAAGCTTTACCTGTGGCTTTGTAAAGAACTACTTCGTTATCTTCGTTACGAACATAGTCAAACGCACCGCCCTCAGCTTCTTGTGTTTCTAACCCTTCTGTCTGCGTAACTTCAGCGTCATCAGCTTCTGCATCAAGCATTTCAGAGGTTTCATCCCCCATGTCCATGTTTCTCTCACGGACTGCTTGCTCGAGCATTTCTTTCTCGACTACATAACCAGCGTTCTTATCTAGTATCTTTCTATTGGCATTACGTACAGCTGCAGCCACACCTTCTTGGTTTGTACTTTGTTCGAATACAATCTGGCCATCTTTATTACGTATGCGTACAACACGATCGTGTGTTTCATTCTTTACGGCAGTGTAGCCAAGAGCGTCACGTATCTGTTCTTCGGTAGGGCCACCCGTAGAAGCCCTATCAAATGCTTCGGCTTTTTCTCTATTAGTGGTATACAAAGTACCTGTGGGTGTAGATATAGCTATAATGTCGTCACGGCCTGCAAAATTAGGTACTAGGTCTGAGCCTTTAGGAACCCATACTGCATCTTTATCTATAGCGGGATCTAAAACACTAGCAGCCTGTGCATCTAACTGTTCTTGCGTTTCAGGTATAACATCTCTGCCATCCCCGTACTGTTCTTTCCTAGCATTCGCTCTATATGTTCTTTCAAACCCAGCTTCTATTTGATCTTTTGCGCCTTTGAATATTCCTGCAATCGCACTACCAGCGCCACCTCTAGCCCCACCAGCTACAGAACCAGCAAACGCAGCTTCACCGAGTCTAAGTTTTGCCATAGCCGCGGTATAGTCATCATCGATTGCAAACCTCTGTGCGATCTGCAGACCTTCTTGAGCTGTCTCTGTAGTGCCTTCTACTACAGAAGAACGACCAAAACCTTTTACTATATCTTTAGCTAACTGCCCTACATACATGCCGTCACCAGAAGCTTTACGTAATGCAAGTAATTCAGCTTCTTTAAGTCTTGCGCCACTAGCGCGTTTTTCATACAAACGTAGGAGCTTTTGTTGTTCAACTGTAAGTTTTTGTCCTTTACGTACTTTATTTAACGTTTGCCCCATTGGAGTACGCGTGAGAGCTTGTTTGAATAGGGTTTTAGCAAAAAAGACTTCGCCCATTGTGTCCAGGGCGGCTTGAGGTATACCTAAGATTGCAGACATAGCTGCTTCATCTTTGGTTATTTCTATACCAGCTTCTTGGTACTCGTTAAGAGACTGAGCACTACCTACTACGTAACTCTGCCCAAAAGCCCCACTTACAGCACCATATTTAGGTAGTTTGGCGGCTGCTATAGTGCTTTTAAGTAAAGCATCTTCCGCTTTATCTAAAGTAGCTCCTGCAGTTTTCTTACGTAGCAGCTCTTCTGTGATTTCTTTACTAGCAGCAATGCTTGTCTTACGCAGTCCATACTTAGCTAAAAGACCCCCTACAAACCCAGCGCCACCACTAGAAATAGAAGTAAGCGCCATAGGAGTAAACCTACCAACATTAACAACCGCCTGGTCCCAAGTTTTTTCTAAGCTAGGGTCATTTACGTAGTCTTCCCAGGTTTCTACTCGTTGTGCTTCTGCTCCCGCCTCAATATCGCTCATTTGTGCTCTATTGAAGTTAGCTTGGGCTGCTTCTCTATTACCAGCCAAAACTTGTGCCATAGCACTAAATCTATCTACGTCACCCTCGAACTGAGCTACGCCTTGTCTAAAACCAGAATCAAATGTTTCTTTTGTGCCTAGGGGAGCTGCTACCGGATCAATATCCGACTCAGTAGCTACTTCATTAAGTACGTTGGCGGCGTCTTGTTTGTTTTTGTAGAAAAGACCGAGGATTGTGTTTTCATCAGCCACACTTATCCCCCCTCGCCCGCACCAAACTTATTAGCGTTTTGTATAGCAGTAGAAAGTGCTAGTGCATACCAATCAGCGCCTAACAACTGGTTTAGTTGTGTCGGGCTTATATCAGTTCCTTTTTGTACTTTACCCTGACTGTAATAACCAATTGCTGCCGGCAATTCGCCATTTGGATTAGTCCTTGGGTTATACACTTGCGTCATATCGTAAAAAGGCTGGCCATCTTTATTAAGGAATATAACGTCTGTTGTAAGATCACCTGCCTCTGGTGGCGCTTCTCCTCTCCACCAATCAAAGAACCAGTGTGAAGACTGCCCTCGCATATATTGTTTTAAAGCATTATCCACAATCCCTTGGAGTTGAAGTCTAGCCTGTGGCGTAGGAGACTCATATATACGCTGAGCAAGTAGATTAACCGACTGTAAAAACTCTCCGCCCTTATCTTGTATCGCTCTCTTAACTTGCGCCGGTCTTTGCCCAGATAAAGCAGTAAATATATCTTTGCCTTTAGATACATTACCTAGAAGTCCGCCGGGTTCTCTAAGATTAATTAAAAGATCCCTGGTGTTGTCTACATAAGTAACCGCATCATTTATTGTGCTACGATTAAAATCTCGTGCATCTCTAATTCTAGCTTCTTCGTTGCTCTGTCTAGTCCTAGTTTCTTTTTCTCTATCAAAAGCCAATTGTTCTTGTGATTGGCCAAGTCTAGCTCTCTGTAGATCCATATTTTCATTGTTCTGCTCAACAGCAAGTGTATTAAACAATTGATCTTGTGCATCTCTATTAACTGCTCTGTCTTGTGTAAATGCATTATTAACAGCAGTAATAATCTCACTAGTTTCAGGAGCCATGTCTCTACGAGTTTTAAGCACCCCAAACTCAATCATGTTGTACATGTTTTCTGACATTTCTTTACGTTCTTCGGGGGGTAAAGAACCTAAAGCTGTCATGCCTAAAATCATTCTCTGCTTACGCGAGTATTGTCTTAAATCAGCTTCACCTATATTGTCGTCTAACACATTGGTAAATACCAAAGCTGCAACATTATCTACAGCACTAGATGTTGGCGCTGGAAACTTTAAAGCGTCTTTAAACGTAGTACGTTTCGCTCCACCCTTACTTGGTATGGTTGCAGAGTTATTAGTTATAGTTACACCGGTCTCTTCTTTATAGCGTTTTTCTATTTGATTAATAGCTATTTTGTTTCTATTGACCTGCTGGGGGCTAGGAATGTTTTTAGCAAACTCAGGATCTTCTTGATATCTAGCAGCAAACTCTACAGCACCTAGCTGCGTAAACTGATCAAAGTATGCTGGGTGATTCTGTAAGACATCTAAAATATCATTACTATAAAAAGCAGCGAGCGCGTTGTTTGTTTGGAATCCTTTAAGCCTATCTACATTACGCTGAGCAGAGTCAATGTAAGACGTACCGCCCCCTGTAGGCCCACGGTCCCCTTGCTCTTGTCTCATAGCAAGAGTGGCTTCTGCATCTTCTAGCATTGCAGGATTAACACGACCAGTACCACTTCGAATAGTTTCTAACTGAGCATTGTATGCAGCAGCTATATTTGCATCGCTTTTTGCTTTAGATGCTTTTATAAGTTCTTGTTGTACACTTTGAGGGTACGAATTAAATTGCTGTGGACTCATACCTAAAGGTATTGCGTCGTTGTTATGTATGTAGTTGTTATCAGTAACCCTACCTACAAAACGGTTTACCCCGTCGGGTCCTTTAACATTACGAGCTAGTTCTTGTTCATTTAAAGGCTCTTGAGTTCTAGGATTTATAAGACCTAACTGTGTACCCGCTGCTACGGCTTCTGTATCAGAGGGTGTTGTAACTGGAGTTGGAGTTTGAGTTTGAGTTTGCGTGTCACCTTGTATTGGGGGTGTTCCTTGGCCCTGTCCTTGAGGAGAGCCGCCCATCATTGTGCCTTGCACTTCTTCTGCTAAGCCTCTTCGTAACTCAATATTTTGATTAGGGTCAAAAGATTCTACAGTGCCTAATTTTCCTATAGCAGAACGCGGGTCTCTGTCTCCTCCTGTACCAGCAAGAGCAGCCATTGTGCCAGTGGTATTTACATCAAAGCCTGCTTGCCTTTGGATGTTGTTCATATATGTACGTAACGCCTGGTCAAAAGCCGCTCCAGGTATAGTTACAGGCTCATCTCCTAACCTTTCTTCTTGGCCATTCATCGTAAAGTTTGCCTCGTAGGCTTGCCTACGTTCTGGCGAATAAGTTATGACCGTAGGGCTATAAGAATCAGTAGCAGCATCATACCCAAGCCTGCCTAATTTTTTGTTAGTGCCTACGGCAGCTGCGTCAAAGCCAGAACTGGAAGTAAAGTTTTTAATGTACGAGTCTTCATAGTCTTGTTGCGAACCCGCACGTTGTAGTCTCGGGTCTTTTTGATACTGAAGTGCTGCAACTTTACGAAGTTCGGTAGGAGTAAAACTAAACTCGCCAGATCTAAAATACTCAAAATTATCTTTAAGTTGTTCTGAATCAAGCCCTAATCTCTGTATATCTTTTAAAGTGTTTTGAAAAGTTTGATTAGCTCTTTGCCCATAGAAATTAGCAGACTCTTGAGCCATTTTAAGATTAAACTCTCTACCAGCCATTTGATTACGAGCTTGTTGACTTCTCGCATTGGCTAGTGTGTCTGATAAAGTTCCTAATATACTCATAATTCTATAAAGACCCTAAAAATCCCCACCTCTGTGCTTTAGCTTGTGCTTTAGCCTGGGTAAACGCATTTCTACGATTTATTGCCATTTCAGCGGCGCTACCCATTTGACCAAGAGATCCTCTGTTTAAGCCTTGCCCTATATTAACTAGTTGCGCCAACAAATTTTGGTTTCTTTCTCTTTGCGCTAACCTAGCGTTATTTAATCCTCCAGCTAATCCAATAGCCTGTGTTCTTTGTGCTTCTCGCGCTACTTCCTGTTGTTCTGTAGCAGTTCTAGTATACCCGTATCTTGATCTATTACGTTCATCTATCTCCCTAGCAATACGCGATTGCTCTTCTACGTCTTGTGGCACTGCATCTACTAAAGAAGTGTCATCTATACTTTCAATCAGGGCTTGCTCAAAAGGTCTAAATTCTCGTATTAAAAACTCCTGCTGGTCTCTAGCTACGTTTGCAAATGCTTGATCTGGATCAGATACTTGCGGTAGGTTCCTAGCAGAATAACCTCGGTTTGCATCAGCATCAAAATCCAAGGTTCCTATGTTAGAAGGGGCATTACCACCAACGACACCTCTATCTTGAGCAGTTTGTACTTGCTCTGGTTCTCCTACAGGCTGTGTTACAGGCATAGGAGCTGGTGTCTGCATTTTCGTTTCTGGCAGCTCAAAAAAACCTTTGCCGAATCGAATGTCGCCCTCCATCTCTCTCATCAACTGAGGAGACATACGGGTCATTGATCCACCTATTCTATACATAGTTAACCTGTTGGATAAGGCGTAAACGCGCCTTTCTTCTTAAGACCAAAAAATCCGTACCCTTGAGTACCGGATACTCCATCTTGTACCTGTGACACATTTCGCGTAAAAGCACTTCCACTAGAACCAATGTTACCTGCGGCCATAGTCGCTAAATTTTTACCGATGTTAAACATAGCTTGGTTACGAGCCAAACGTACTTGTTGTTTTGCTGCAGCTTTTGCTAACCCTTCTGACTGTCTTAATCTAGCAGCGTTCGCCAAAGCGTCCCCAGCAGTCATACGCTGCCCTGTAGCCGTACCTAATACATTTAGCTGGTTCTCTGCAGCTGCATTAGACGCTGCTGTATTAGCCAAATTTTGTTGTTCTATTGCACCTAAAGCTATATTACCCGCTTGCCCTACACCTTGAGATAAACTCAAATTAGGGTTACCGGTTAACGCTTGCATGGTATCTGCTTGTGCTCTGCCTTTTAGCGTAGGTGCGAATTGTTCTTTAGCTGCTATGTCTCTTTGTCTTTCTAAAAGAGGCTGATACGTTTCTTTAAAATACCTCTGTTCTTCTTGAGCAATAGCTGCTTGTGCTTTCTCTAACTCACTAGGAGCGTAATCTTCAGCTTTGGGTTTACTTCTGCTGCCCATTGTCTATCTCCCTAATAAATACTTTTGTTTCTAACTCCCAACCGGTACTAGTAAAGTAACGATCAAGTTGTGGTACGTCAGACCTAGCTTCTAGGTACTTACACCCACATTCCAAAGCTATGCTTTCGAACCAATCTATGTGGTCTAGCCAGTTGTTCTGTCCAGTTGTGTATACATAGCCAATCCACACAACTAATGTTTTGTCCCTAGTGAAAGGATCTGTCTCTACATGCATAACAACAAAGCCGAGAGACGAGGTGAACAACATGGCTCTGTTATTCACGCATTCGCTGTACACATCTTCTGGCAAGTACGTAAGTTTGGGACTGTTGTCTAGTATCTCTTGTATACCAGGCTTGATCTTATCCCAGCACGTACGTATGTCTGTAAGCACGGGAGTCTCAAACTCTTTGTTTCTGTTGATGTCTACAATAGTTCCTTCCATATTAGTAATCTATTTCTTTGCCATATCGCTTATAACGATGACGCGAGTTCATACCAGCGCCTTTGTATTTTACCAGACGTTTTACACCTAAGTCGCCACTACGCGCACGTAGTTCTGCTTCTCTGACTTGTTCATTAAATAAAGACAAGTAGTCTCTAGCAGCTATCGGATCAGTCCAGTCTTTTGCTGGAATACGCAACAATCTGTACAAAGTCCCAAATATAATCCCGTCTCTGTAGTCATTAGAAAACGCTGTACTTATATTGTTGGTAGTACGCGTGGGCTTAAGAGCTACAGACAGCTGTAAGCCATTGACTATTTTAGAGTTAGGTACAGGAACCACCCAGAATGTATCTGCTGATTTCTGTAAATAAACGTGGGGTTTTGTAGAGCGGTCGCGCCAATCTGGATAGTTTAGCTCAAGGCTTCGCGGACTTATGGGGTCTAAGTCATCTCCATCATGAGTCATCCATAAAATACTATGTACGGCTGTACCAGTAGGCTGGTCAAAATCGTACTCATACACCCCAGCTATTGTAGTTATGGGGTCTAGATCCTGCACAAATGCTTTTGTTTTTTCGCAGAACTCAATAGTAGCAGAACGTAAGTTGTTTTCTACTAATGTGTCTGGACAACCTGGCACATAAGGTAGTATCTCTTTGACTAATGACTCGTAACTAGCCATATACTACCCTATGCTGATGGCATAGCTGGTGGAACAGCTCCGACATCTTGGTTAGGACTTACTCCAAACTGTGCCTGGCCACCGCCGGTAAGACTTCCAACAAACAACTGATAATGGTTACCTGCTCTCTGTTGGTTACCCGCATACTCTGCATCTTTTAGATAACACCTAAATAAAGCGTAATCGATAAGAGCATTAGCAAAGATATCATCTACGCTTATAGTGGCGCTTGTGTTTGCTAAGTCTGTGGGTGAAGCTGAGAACACTATCTCTAGGAACATGTTTGTGTTGCTAGCGCCAGGATAAACGTAAAAACTACGTGGATCATCCTCGTCAAATATATAGTGTTTAGCCACAGTACCATGCGCTGAATCGCCCGATGCTAAAGAAGCATCGTGCCAGTTCGGCTCTTGTGTATTTAGTATATCTGCATCCACTAGTCGTACTGCCCTTTTACCGGTAGCCCCACCAGAAGCATCAGACATATTTCTTGTAACTTTAATAAGCCTAAGACCCGCTGCGGGTAGTGACTGTTTAGTCCCTACTACACACGCTATATTTTGCGTAGTTGCAGTCGACTCAGGACGAAGATTACAAACTTCTCTTTGTGCGTCATTAATATATCGTAGCAACTCCGCTTCGGGCCAACGAATGCTCGTTGTATCCTGAAGGATGTCTTGTATACGAGATATTAAATTGGCACCTGTTAATGTACCTGCCATAATTTACCTCGTTATTCTTCTTCTGCTACTTCCTCTTGGACGTAAGCTTCATTCACATCTGGTGTGCTAGGATCGTCGGCTACAAAGTGGCCATCTTCGTTCCTAGCTCTTTCCTTTTTTGCTGGTCTGCCTCGCTTTTTGGGTGCTGCCTCTGCCTTAACCTCTACTGCGCCTTGCTGTAGAGCTTGAAGACCCATGTCGTCCCCTACTTCGCGTTCCTCGCCTGCCTTTAAGAAAATTGAAGCTCCCCAAGTTGTACTAACATGAAGATCTGTTTCTGATTTAATTTTCACTCTTTTTTCTCCTAAAAAAGGTTGTTAATAAAAGCGAGTAGCCCCGAAGGGCTACCCACAACCTTGGTTTTATCCGTAGGCAACATCTAGTCTGATGATACCGAAGTCTTCAGACTGACCTGTTACGTCAGAATGATACTTAGGCTTCTTCATACCGAAGATTTTACCGATAGAAATACCATTTTGGTTTCCATAGTCGAAAG